TAGTTGTTGTACCATTAACTGTTAGGTCCCCTGAAAGAACCAAAGATGTACCAGTTGCAGCACCAATGTTTGGTGTTACAAGTGTTGGTGTGTTAGCAAAAACAAGTGCTCCAGTACCAGTCTCATCTGAAATAATTCCAGCGAGTTCTGATGAAGATGTTGCTGCAAGTGCGTTTAACTTATCTGTTGTTACAACAAGAGTCTTTGTGTTTGGAATAGTTGTACCATTGATAGAATCAGCAGTAGCAACACCAAGTGCTGGAGTTGTAAGTGTTGGGCTTGTAAGTGTCTTATTTGTAAGGGTCTGTGTGTTTGTTGTTCCAACTACCGCACCAGTTGCACCATGTGCTTCTGTTGCTCCTGTGTGAGTTGTAAGGTCTGATGCTGAAGCCTTAGCAGCAAGATCAGTAGTAAGACCTGAAATCTTAGACTGAGCAATCGCTGCTGATGCATTAATATCTCCATCAACAATTGTTCCGTCTGCAATCATAGTGCTTGTAACAGTTCCAGTATCTCCAGTAGTTACAAAGTTAGAATCTGTAAGTGCAGCATTAAATTCTGCAGTAGTTCCAGTTACTGTGTTTGAACCAAGTGATATTGACTTGTTTGAAAATGTGTTTGTTGAAGATGCGCTAACTGTGATATCTGAAGTAAGTGCTACTGTACCAGTTGCATCTGGAAGTGTGATTGTGCGATCTGCAGTTGGGTCAGTTACTGCAAGTGTTGTTTCAAAATCATTTGCTGTAGATCCTTCAAACTCAATGCTTGTACCAAATACACCAACTGCTGCGGGTGCTTGCCACTCAACGCCGTATGTCGCACCTGAATTTGCTGTAAGTACTTGACCGTTTGTTCCAACGCCTAAACGAGCAACTGCATCGTCTGCGCTAGCAACAATCAAATCACCTTTAGCGTCAACGACACCTGCTGTGATAATATTCTTTCCATTAACGGTCGCTGTTGATCCCTCAACTACCAGTCCCGCTTTTACTCTAAAATCTTTTGTTACTGTTGCCATTTTATCTCCTTAGTTAAGCCTTCAAACCAATACGCAAATAGCGCAAGGTAATCGGGGTTTGTCCACCCACTGGAACTACAGTTAATGAAACTGTATCTCCTGCTCTAGACACGGAGATGGTGCCAATATTCCCATCATTGTCTACCGTTCCATATTCGCTGACGCTTACATCTGTATTGTCAGGGACTATGGTTAATTCTGTGGCCCAATACTTATTTGCACCACCAGAAGTCTTTTTAATTGAGACCATATACTTTACTGATCTCCACTCACTTGCTAAAAAGTTATCAAAAATTGTTGAATTCTCAATGCCGTTAATTGTAACTTCATTGTTGCCATCTGAACCAAGATCTGTTGATCTTGCAGAGGTACTGTCAATCAAATCTTCATAGTTTGTTTGACTTGGACGGTCTCCAGTCTGAAACAGAGACTTGATGCTTGCGATTGATAATTTAGCCATACTGGAATTATATCACATATTTTAAAGTATATAGTTAGAGAAACCAATAATCTGTAGCGGAATTGCTGGAATATTACCAAGGCTAGTTGGTATCTGTATTGCTGTAAATCTTATTCTAAATGGTAGCACGGAGTTTATACTTACCCCCCGATTTGGCTGAGTAATTTCTACACTGGGAAAAGAAACTCTTTCAATGGCTTTTGTAAAAACAGGGGTATTGTTATTTATAACAACTGATGCCATTAGTTTGTAACATCCTCAAGGAGAATGATCTTCCCTTGAGCAACTGTCCAAACAAGGGTGTTCTGTGGAAGACGTAATTCAATATCAAAAATATCATTTGTTCTTAGTTGTGCGGTTTGTGCTGCAGTTAGGTTAACCTTAAACTCGCCATCCTCATCTTCTAGGTCTTGCTCTGGTGTAATTGAAAAAATTAACGTTGAGGTATCTGTAATTATTTGAGGCTCAACTGGAGTAGTGGGTCTTTTAAACTCTACCTCAATATCCCAGTCATCAATAGTTAAAGGTTCTTTAGCATCATCTGTTACATAAACACTAAAAGATGCTGTATCGCCCTTTACAATAGTCCAGTTAATAAATGGTGGGGCTTCACCAATATCATAATTAGATGCGCCCTGACCTCTATAAGTTGCCATTATGATAAACCCGCTTTCAGTGATCCCCAAGTCCCGTTACCCTTTGGTTGACCCACAAGGATAATTCCGCTTGATGCATTTTGTTTTAAAACTACCGCTACTGCTCCAGAGCCTGTTGTTGGAATTGTTGCAGTTAATCCCCCGCCATTGGCAACATATAGTTTATTTCCAACGGTATAAGAGTTTGTGTTAATATTTGAAAATACTCCAGACAAAAGAACAACTCCATCAGAACTGTTAGATATAGCAGTTGTTGCTAGTCCTATTACAGGAAATGTTGTTAAATCATCAGAGTCACATTTTGACACTGCTGGCTTTAGTGTTCCATACCCTGAAATATAAACAGGATCGCCTTTAGCAATAGAAGATCCGCTATTATTTGTTACATCAAGGGTGTGGTATGCAGGACCAACTGTTGTAAGTAAGGACTCAATGGTTTCAGCCAATGACTGAATATCTTCGTGAACATTTACTGGATCACTAGATAGTGGATAAGGGATATCATAATTTGTTGTTGAACCTGTAGCCATAGTATTTACCATTATACCACTTCATAGAGATACTTTTATAACAATTTAATAAAAAATGTTAAAACTTTGACTTTTGGGGCAAAAACATGTTATACTTGGAAGTAACACCAGACAACTGGTGCTTTTGTTTCTAGGAGGTTTATTTGATGAGAAGAGACAAGATGGCTTGGATTGGAATCCTATCTTTAGTGGGACTACTTGCACCCGTAAGTAATTCTGCTAATGCACTAACAACTACAACTGATAATAATTTACTAATTAATACGTCTAAGATTACCCCTGCCGACCCTAAGTCGGTTTTTTTGGTTTCTAAGCCAAAAAAAGTTTCAGTTTTGGCAAAGTATGAAAATGCTTCGTCTTTAACAGACTATGACCTAGTTCAACTATTGAAGGCTGTAGGCTTTACTGGAAAAGGTCTTAAGACTGCTTGGGCTGTGGCCAAGGCAGAGTCAAACGGAAGACCTTTTGCATTTAATGGAAATGCTAAGACTGGTGACAGTTCTTACGGGGTATTCCAAATAAATATGATTGGAATCTTAGGTCCTGATCGTAGAGAAAAATTTGACCTAAATGCTAACGCTGAGTTGTTTAACCCAGTAAAAAATGCAACAATTGCATTCCACATGACCAAGGGTGGTACAGATTGGAAGTCTTGGAAATACGCTAAGACTGCTCCTGTACAAAAATGGTTAAAGAAATTTCCACACAAGTACTTATAATACTTAAAATAAAGAACCCCATTGGATTTCTCCTTTAGGGTTTTTTATTTGCCTAAAACTAAATTTTATATTATCTTTTTTTGATGGTCTTTATATTTTTCTCCAGACGTATGAACTCCCTTAAAATACCTTCTTCCTGACTGATGGGGCTTATCTACGTCTACGGTATTTCTCTCTACGCTCAGGTTCATAGACTCTAAAATTTCATTTTCATGAACTTCTATTGGAAAAAGGTCTTGAATAAACTTTAGGTCAAAACCTTCTACAAAGTTTCTAGGAATTGGTAAAAAGGCCCCCAAGGGGTCTCCTTTGCGAATACTAATTTTTAAATTTGGAACGGTAACTTTAAGATTAAAAGTAAAATCTCTTCTAATATTGTCTGTCTCAATAACACCTGTCATAGATACACATCCTGGAATAAACATATTTGGAGGCTGGATCGTCATTAGATTAATGCCTATGGGGGTCTTTAGGGCAAATCTATTCTGAATTGTAATAATACCACTGCCAAAACCAGTTTGAATAATTTGTTTATTACTATTGCTATTATCAATAAAAGTTATAATTGGATTACTTTCTGTACCGTCCCAGATTGCGTCAAAGTCAATTAATGACTTAATCATAAATCCGTATTGGTTACCAATTGTTAAAGGCAAACAATAGTAAAAATGAGAAGTAAACCAATCTCTTTTTAGGTTTCCTTTTAATGGTTCAACTATTTCTTTGTAAAACCCATCATTGTCTAAAGCATGAGGAACAACAATAATTGTGTTCTCTGGCACCTCATATGATGGATCGTTAAGGTGTGGGCCAGACATGAGACCTTTCTTTTTCATATGTCCAGAAAGAGGCAATGGTATATCTCATGTCCCCTTCAATTTTTGTAACTCCGTGAAGATGCTCTGGATCTCCTGGATGCATTGCTAGTGTTCCTTGTTTTGGAACAATTTCAAAATTAAAATTTGGATAAAATGTGTGGCCTCCAGAGTAATTATTGTTTAAATATATAATAGTTCCAAAGACTCTGTGATCAAATCCGACAACATCTGTATTGCTCATATCATCTGCGTGAGGCCCTTGTTCCATTCCTGGAAACCATCTAACAACTTGCAAGGTGTCTGAGTATATTTCTTTATCAAGACCATATTGTTTTTTAATTTGTTCTCCGCAACGAATGTTTGCATCAAGCATTATCAATGCAGACTTTTTATCGTAATTAATCATTTTATAATAATTAATTATTCGTCCATCCCAAAAATCACTTCCACCACTTTCCCACAGATTAGACTCTACAGCAACGCTAATCAAATAATCACAATCTTCTTTTGATAAAAAACTTTCTACAGTTTTTGCATTATTCATCTCTACCCCTATCCATTAGTTCTTTTCTCCATTTACGCCAGCCATCGTATAACTCTCCTAAATTATGCCCAACGTGTTCGTAAAACTCTTTCATACTTCTTTCATAAAAAATATCACCATCTTGTATATCTTTACCTATTAGTATATCAATAATTCTGTCTGTTGTATAGTCTCTTTTAGGAAAATATTCTTCTGGAAAATCTTCGTGAAGTCTTGGCCTTCTTATTCTGTCTGAATATAAATGATAAATAGGTATATTTGACGGAACATACACATTCCATCCTGCAGTAAATGTTCTAAATCCGTTTAAAACTTCTTCTCCCCAAAATAAAACCCATTCTGGCTGGGGAATAGTTTTAAAGTATTCTGCAGGAGCAAAAATAAAATGCCCTGTCATATACCAATCACGAGCATACTCTTTTCCTTCTATAGGCTCCAAGATTGTTCCTCTTGGAGATAAGTCATAAGAATGAAGTAAATTTTCTTTTGTTGTATCTGTGTGCATTACAAAGGAAACTGGATAAGGTTGTTCTTTTTTTTCTTCTGTGCCATCTTCAAAGATATCAAAAACAGGCAAAGCCCCACTTAGTATTGGCTTTTTGTCATCTATTGACTCGATTAATTTAATTAATCTTGTATCCCATCCTTGATCAAATCTAGAATGTGAGTCTATCTGAAGTATATAGTCATAAGT